AGCGTAAGCTCTGCGGCGTCCCGGCTCCCGGCGTTGGCGATGACCTGCGCGGCGTAGGCGTCGCGTGCCGCCTTGGCGCGCTCCACGTCCGCCTGTGCCGCGTCAAGGATCGCCTGCTGCGAGGAGCGGTAGGCGTCCGCCGCCTTCTGCGATGCGTAGTCGGAGCGGGTGATCTCCCCGGTGGCAAGGGCGATCTGCTTGCGCAGTTCATCCTGTGCGCCCTGTGTGGACTTGGCAGCCTGTTGCCATTTCTCCAGGGTCTTCCGGTTCTGTTCAATGGCCGCGTCGGCTTTCTCTGCGTCCCTCGCAAGGTATGCGTAGGCCAGCCCAAGCGCCCCAACGGCTGCGGCGATAGGCGCAAGGATGGGCAGCAAGCCCAAGAGCGCGCTCGAAATGCTGGCAAGCACAGGCAGAAGTTGGCCGCCTTGCTGGATAAGTACCGTAGTGAACGGCGTCCCGGCGGAAAGCTGCGAGGCGGCGTCGCTGACCTGGTAGAAGACCTGCGTAGCTACATTGCCGTAGTTCTGCGCAGCCTTTCCAGCTTCGGCGGTCTTCTTGTTGACCTGCCCCATCGCCGCCGCCGTCCGTTGGGCAAGGGCTCCCCGTGCGGCTTCGGCTGCGGCGGTGTTGCCGCTGATCGACTCCAGACGGGCGATCTCGTTGGCTGCCTCGTTGGCAGCAGCAGCCACGCGCTGAAGGGGCGTCGCGGACATGGCCATAAGCGCCGCAGACGCCCGCTGTGCCTCCTCCGCCGTGTGAGCCAGAGCAGTAGCCGCCGGAGCCATCGCGGGGGCTATAGAGGCTCCTGCGGCCTCCCCGGCGCGCTCCACAGAGGCAAGGGCAGCGGTGGCGGACTGCGCAGCGGCGAGGAATTGCTTGTCCCGCAACTCCAGATCCGCTACCACTGTGCCGACGTTCAGTTCTGCCAAGCTACCTCCTCGCCTTTGCCTTCGCTTTCGCCTCCGCCTCTGCCCGCTTTCGGGCTTTCTCCGCCTCTTCTGCCTCTGCGATGTACAGGCAGATCATGGCCTCCACCTCCACATGCGGCCACGTCAGCACCTCATGGGGGGCGCAGCCGTGGTCGCGGGCGATGCGGACTACCCAGCGGAACCCGTTGTCGGCTGCGATGCTTTTGGGGTTGCCGCGTTCCCGGCCGCCGTGACGTGCTCCATCACCTTGCGTTGCAGGTCGCCCATCGGGCCATCCAGGGGAGCCGCAGCAAGCACCGTGGCCGCGTGCGCTGCCGACTCGAAGACCGGGGAGCCGTCCGCATCCACCACCAGGGCGTGCAGTAGGTAGCCGCTCGCGGCGGTCTGTGCTTCCGGGTCTTTCTCTTTGCCCGAAATGCGGGCGGAGAAGCCGGAGATAATGCCGTGGGTCACGGGTCGCAGACAGACGACAAGGCGGCCGTTCTCCGTGTCCAGGGTCAGCGGGACCAGTTTGCGGGGGGCGGTGAGAGCAGAGAGGATGCTCATAGCGGGGGGCTCCTTAGAAGTTTACAGGAAGGACGCGGGTTCCGTCGGCTGCCGTGACGACAACCGATGCGAAGGCAAAGCCGTAGTTGACGATCTCGCCTGTGGCGAGCGTGGTGGTGATTTCGGAAAGGACGCCCCAGAAGCGGGATGTGCCACTGCCGCCGGGGGTGATGGAGAGCACTACCTGAGTTCCGGCGTCAAAGACCGCAGCCCACGAACGGGTGCCGCCCCCACTGTCCAGGTCGGTCGTCAGGGGCTCGATCACTTCGGCGGACCCGGTGATCTCCTTCATGCCCTGAATCGATGCTTTGTACTGGCTGCCGAACACCGAAGTGTCCAGCATATCCGCCGTGAAACTCATATCCAGCGCGCGACAGGAGGCCCACGCGAGCATGGGCAGATAGTCGCCGGTGACTGTAATCGGGCCGGTCTTGCTGCCCGTAAACGTCACCTTGCCCTGAAGGTAGTCTACCGTCAGGATATCGCCGCTGTTGATAGCGACGCCGTTGTCGTAGAAGGTGAACGTATCCGCAGGGTCAAGCACACGTTTTGCCGTGTCGGTGACCTGATACGGGCCTGCGCCACTTCCGGTCATGGCTTCAGCAGTCATGCCCGTAGCGGTGCCGCTCACGAAAACTGTAGTGTTGTAGCCTGGAACGGTGGCCATAAAGCCTCCTTACTACGGTACAGCGGTGCCGGTGCTCTGGCCTTCCAGCGTAAAGGTCTGCGTGACCAGATCGGCCGTCGCCACGGGGGTGGAGACTTCGGACACGCGGAACTGCCAATAGTGGCCATTGGTGCCGTCATATCGCACGCGGACGTAGACAATGGCGCCGTCCCCGTAGCGGCTGCGAAGCGCGCTCTGGCCGGTGTCCGAGGGGTCATAGTTGACCTCAATCGACATGTTGACCTGCTTCATGCCCTGGATGCTGGTCTTATACTGTCCAGCCCCGATAGAGGAGGTATCCAGCATGTCGGCAGCGTCGGTAATGTCCACCGACCGGACCCCGTTCACGGCAACAGAAAAGCTGCTGCTTGCACTCTCGTAGACATCACCTGCGTATCCGGCATTTGCCATAGTTCACCCACTGTATCGAAGGTCAAGGTTGACTGAAAAACGGGGCCGGTCGTCGTTGTACGTCCCGAGGTCCACCGGATCCGCCTGCCGACAGAAGAAATCGACGTACCCGCCGCCCGGGCCCTGGTAGCGGTGGAGGCGTGCCCAAATCTGCCGCGCGAGCGTCAAGGCCCCGTCGCGATCGTTGGGCTCGCCACGGACCATTACCTGCACGGAGAAGGCGCGTACATCGGCGCTATTCCCAAGCAGGGGCACCGGGGGAGGGCCGCCGTAGGTCGCGCAGAAGACCGCAGCCGACGGGATGCCGGGCGACACGGGGCGCTCCGGGCCGGAGAAGAGGTTTGTGCCGGTTACAAGCGAATATTGCCCGTTCAGGCGCGCGGCTACGGCAGCTTCGGGGCTGGTGGCGGGGTTGCTCATGCGAGCGCCAGGCGGACTTTATCGGCGACGCGCTGCTGCACCAGATGCCCAAGGGAATCCACCGCATTTTCCAGGTACTTTGCCTCTCCGACTTCATGCCGGAAGGACAGATTTTCATGCTGGATGAGCGCGTAGGGAGCCGCAGGTCCGCCGAAGCCGATGCGCACCACCACGCCTTCGGGGGTGTCGGTCGGGAGCGTGACGGTGCCGCTGCCCTTCAGGTTGCCGAGGTCCACGGGCGCGCGGCCCTTGGCGTCGGTCATGATCTCTTCGGCTGACTCGTACAGGCCCGCACGCCCGGCCTTGTTGGCCCTGGCGGCTGCCTCTGCGAGCTTGCGCTTGATGCCGTCGAGCCCGCTCATATCAGCACCTCGTAGTGGTCTACGCCGGTGCCGGGGGGCACGTCGGGCAGCGTGTGGACCGCGTGGATCGTGCGCGCGGAGCTGCTACCCGAAGTGCCGGGCAGCCACAGGCGGGCGCCTACGACGGGCACAGGGGAGGCGCTGCCGTTGATGTAGATACGGTGCGAGGTCGTGACCAGCATCCCGGCGGCGTTGCGGATTTCGGCCACCTCCTCCTCCACCCGCGCAGACATCGCCGTAGGCGTGCCCCATGACTCCTGCCCGGACGCCGAGCGCGACGCGACGACGGCGATACTCACCGTTTGTGTCAGCATCGCAGCGATGGCGGGGTCCATGCTCATGGGTTGGTGGTCCCGATGGTGTCGAGGGTCGGTTGGTTGCCGGGGTAGCTGTCCTGCCCCCGGTAGGCTTCGGGCTGCACGCGGGACGTGTCAGCCGATGCGGTCTGGTTATCGGCCACCGAGACGCCGCCAAAGTACGGCGCAAGGTGGATTTTCTGGCGGGCCTGTGCTCGAAGCTGCTTGGCAAGGCTGGAGAAGTGCGACGTCGTTTCGCCGTACTCCACCGAGGTCTTGCCGACCGAGACTTTCCCCGCCTTCTGCGCAGAGAAGCGCCCGGCGATGGAGTCGGCCACGTCCGCAGCAGCGAGGTACAGCCGCGACCACGAAGCCCCACCGTTTTCGGCGATGGAGCTTGCGATCTGCTCATCCGTGGCGAGCGGGTTGGTGCTCACCACGTCGCCCACCTTGGTACGCACCCAATCCCGACGTTCTGCGGCC